TAAGTTAGCCATAAGTCATTTAGTAAAAACTTGGGGGAGTTTCCTCCCCCAAGTGTCTCAACTATTACTGGTAAGCCCAGCGGATAGATGGTTTGTTGGAGCCAGCATTGGCAAACAGCTCGTTAAAGCCCAGAGACTGTGATGCAACGATCACATTCTGCTGATCTTTTACGCTGTATTCAGTTTCTATGTTAACACCACGTAGACGTGGAATTACATAGTTATTCATGTTAACAGCGAGAGCGGCTGTGGATGTAGCAGCACTAGCAGCGTCCAAATTGTACGCAAGCTGATCAGTTGCTATAACCATTGAGCCATATACAGAACCAACAACACCTGTACGCTTGGCAGCCAGATCATTACCAACTTCATTTACGTCTGTGAAGCCAGAGGCATCAATCAGCTCGTAATATACATCAGTAGGTACGATGAAAGCAATTTCAGAAGGATTCAGACCATATTTGCCCATTTCCTTCCTCATGCCCAGCAGGTTGGCGGGGGTAACTTCAGCAGATGTTGAAGCATCAAGAGCTGTAGTTGCCGAAGCAGTAGCGTAACCGCTAGTATTATCAGTACCGGAAGCACCAACAAGACCAGTAGTAAAGCCACCAGAGTTACCTACAAGGATTGCCTTGTCAATAGCAACGGCGTGAGCGCGTGCCAGGGCAGAGGTAACCATTGGAAGAACAGAAACAACGATCTGCTCGTCAGTGTCATTCGAAATGAATGTACCTGAGATCAGACGATGAGCCTGCAAGATGACCTGAGAAACAGAGTAGTTGTTATCACTGTTATCAGTCAACTGGTTTGAAGAAGCAGTAATACCAGCAGCACTCCAAGAAGCACCATTGGAATCAGGAGCTAATGGCAGTACAGTAGCACCGGAAGCAACCTGAATTTCGCGGAAAATAGGAGCTATCTTCTGCTCCTGACGAACTTCTTCTTCGAACTGCTGAGCAACGATTACATCGATACCAGCAGCAGTGGTAGAGGTATAGTCAACACCAGCTTTTTCAAGCATATCTTTCGCATATGCAGTGTCGAAGCCTTTACCAGTAATTTTACCAAGAATGTGAGCAGACAAAAGATCGCCACCCATAGACTTAAGTTCCTGACGACCACGGCCAGAGAAGTCACGCTTGCTGTTACGCATAGCTTCCAACTCAGCAGCTTTCTCTTCAAGATCAGCTTTATACTTTTCAAGAATTTCTGCGCTTTGAGCTTTCTCATCTGCGAATTCCTTACGGATGTCTTCCATGAGTTTCTCAGCACCAGTAGTGATGCCAACACGCACAGCTTCTTTCTGCTGATCCTGAGCGGCAGCTTTTTCAGCAGCTTCAAGGGCTTCAGCGTCAGCGGCAGCTTTTTCAGCAGCCTTTTGTTCGGCCTGTTTCATTGCCAGAGTTGCAGCAGTTTCTTCTGCTACTTTCTTAGCAAATGCTTCCAAGTCGATTTCCGGAGTTTTTACATCTTCGGACATTTGTATCTCCTTTTGTGTGGAATCTTGTTCCACCTTTACCGGTGTATCACTAGCTACGCTAGAAGTATTAACTTCATCCTTAGCCAGAGACTGACCGGCTAGATCTACACGATTTGTGAAAGTTTTTTTGAATTCTTCGTATTCAGACATCGAATCAAAAGACTTCGAAAGTGAGAAAGTAGCTGCCTGATTGCAGGGTACGGAAACAACCGACACTTCAAACAACTCAGCATCCTTTATCATTAATCCCTCGGTTTCCTTTAAATAATCAGCATCCTTGACTCGGAAACCAACGGAAAAAGCTCCAAGAATGCCCTCTTTAACTAGTTCGCACACATTTGCAGGTGCGGATTTGCTAATTTTTGCCTCGAGTTCGAGACCATTTTCTGTTACCTTAAGCCCAGTAGCACGACCAATAGGGCGGTCATAGTCATGATTGAAAAGAATAATAGGATTCTTCTCAAAATTTCCTAGTCCACCTTTGCTCCATGCTTCAGGAGAAATAGAATCTCCAGCACGGTCAACGTCATTGGTGCTAGCCATACCGCGAATAATAACGGAGCCATCCTCCGCGGGTTGGGACTTAAAAGTAGATGTGAGATTAAAAATTTTCTCCATCATTATTCACCAGTTTTTACTGTTTTCACAGTCTTAGCCTTTAGCTTTGGTTCAGTTTTCTTTACCGCAACTTTAGGCGTAACCTTTGGTTTTTCTACTACATTGGGCTTATGAATAAGATCCCAAATCTCTGGAAGCTCCCTCTCTATGATACTTAGTAAACTGTTCCAAGAACCTGCAATTCTGTCAATTTCTTTAGTTGTACAAGATGCTGGAAAGTTATTCATCTTAGAGTATTCCTTTTTAGTAGGAACGCTTCCTAGCTCTGCAAAGAATAGTCCTACTTCTCTTGCTAAGCGTAATTTTTGTCTTTGTCTTCTAATTGCTCCCATCTGTATTATCCTCTTCTATGGGTCGACCTCCTAGGTCAGGGTTTGCTGCCGACCCAGCAATGTTTGCAGGGACGCGGAGGTCATCATATCCCTCTACAGGTTCGAAGCCAAGGTTGCCCCTAGCTTCATTTGGGCTAATAATTCCAGTATTTACAAGAGCAGAATAATACTGAGATTGATCTCTTAACTCTGGTTGCAGAGCTGGTATTTCTGATACGTCTTCTTTTATTTCAAATCCAAAGAATCTTGTAAATGCAAAGTTCATTTTACGAACTATAGGTAGTATTGTTTCCAAATAATATAAACGCATATTTGGTCGTATGTTTGCATTATTACCTGAATCTAACATGATTGGTGGTACACCAATCGCTTTTAGTATAATCTTTTCGTTTTCTTGAATTGCATTAGAGAAGTCAAGCTCTCTAAAGTTTACGGCAGATATTTTATCTACTTCTAAACCGCCATCAAGAATCAAGGGTCTGTGTCCACCAGCATCTGGCTTGTAACGTACTGCCCATGATTGTAGCATTCTTTCTTTAATCTTCTCAGACAAAGTATTTGGAGATTTTAGTACTAAACCTGGTACTGCTCCATTTTTAAAGAAGTTATCCTGAAACTGTCTCATATTCGACATCAGATGCATTGTACGCACTGCTGGTTTCAATCTTGATACACCTCTGTAAATATCGTGAAAAGAATTTTCTTTTATATGGATAATTTCGCTAGGTGAATAATCAACATCGTTATAGGTATACTTCTCGATATAAGTTCTTGCATCTGCATGAATAGTGACATTATCGGCAGGTATATGATACAAGTGAGCGCCATCATAGTATATGAAAATGTTGCCATCAAGTATGTAATCTGTAATAATATTCCTTTTAAAAGTGTTAATATCCTGAAAAGGATTCGGCTCCACATTGAGTAGTGCATTTACTTTTGCCCTCTTTATGCCTTTTACAACACCAGGCAAAGAAACTGGCAAAACTACAGCAGGTATTTCTGCTGCATCGTCCACTACCATGTTTACTGCTCGGTTAACCACTTCGATAGTTTCATAGTACATTTCGTAGCTATTATGAAACTCTCTTGAACCTTGTTTATCATATCCCAAGTAGGCTTGGATAGGATTTAGTTTTTCTTCGGTGTCTTCGATTTTGTTGCCTCCACCGAAAATCCTGTTATACCATGCCATGTTTTTCTCTCTGAATATCTACCCATCTTTTCTGCTTTGAAACAGTTCCTAACGATGGATCTTTTCCGTAAATTGAATGTAACTGTAAATGATGCTCGTGGCAAATTGTTACTGTGTGTTCATACAATTCTGCCCAGTGTTCTTCTATAAAAGTATCCCTAAACTCAAGAACATCTTCTGGCAATACTTTTTTCTGCTTTACCCATTTATGGAGTAAAGGACTTAAACTATAAAAATGGTGAAAGTCTAAGTCTGTGTCTGTTCCGCAAATATAGCACTCAGTGCCTTTTTCATACTTTGATTTTGCTTTGTCTCTTATGTATTTTACGAGGTCTCTTTTCAAATCCATTTTTCATTACCGAAATTATATCTAAGTTGAGGTTTTATGTCAAATGTTATTTTTCTCACCTATCGTTAGAAGCCTGTCATTGCAGTCTCAAACGAATATAACGCATATCTGATTGCATCAGCCATATGCGATGACATATCGTGTTTTGGTTTTTCTCGTAGCAAGTTTGGATTTGGATCCCATTGGTATTGATCTAAGCTAATAAGTGACTGAGTACACCCCTTATCAACAATCAAACAATCATTATCAACAATTCCTGCTACGTGTCCTATACCATCTATTACAGATTTCTTTGCATTGATAGTTGATATACTATAGTTCTGTGCAAAGTCAAATCGTGTTTGTGCCGCTGCTGAGTCAATATAGATATAGTCTATGTCCCACTTTTCCATCATGGAGAGTATGACTTCTGCGTGTCTATCTGTAGTTTTCTCAGAGTCGTAGTATTCGTCTAGTAGATAATATTTGCCTGTATCCCAGTCGTAGGCAATTACACAAAATGCCGTAGGATCACGAAAGCCAACATCAAGGCCGGCAAAGATATCCATTCCAGTAGTATTAAATTCGGACAGATCCGCGATGCATTCTTCCGCGTTAAAGCTCCAAATTTGTCCTTCATACGTATTAAAGTCCGCTTCATATTCTTGTTTAAACTCTGCTGCACTCATTGATTTTCTAGCTTCTTCTATATCAGATGAACTCATACGAGGATTATCAAGATAAGTCGCACGTATGGAAATCCACTCAGGATAGTCTTCCTGAAAGCCTCTTTCGAAGAAGTTTGCAAACCAATTATTTCTTCCTCGAGGTGTAGAAATAAAAATCGCTTTTGAGTTATCTTTATCAAGCGTGGGACGAAGAGACACGTTAAATGCTTCTTCTCCGTCTGTCAAAGCCGCTTCATCAAATATAATTAAATCATAGGATCTACCTACACAAGAGTCTACTTGGTTTACTGATCCCATGCGTATTGTTGAGCCATTTGTTAGCTCAATCACTTTATCTTTTGCATTATCTTTTCTGACTTCTAAGTCAAAATGCTTTATAAGGTTTCTCTGCAGATCAAATGAAATCTGCGAAAGAGAGTAATTTGGGGACATAATTAGTATATTAGAGCCTGGTACAAGTGATACTAATTGTCCGATAATATTTGCAATATATGTTTTTCCTTGTCTACGAGAGATAGCAGCACAAACAAAACGATACTTTGGATTGTTAATTGCATTTATAATTGCTACCTGTGAAGGTAGTGCTTCTATTCCAAGTAAGTCTAGATAAGGAGTTACAGGCAATTTTAGAAATCTTGTATCGGCCTGTAGTTCTACTAAGTCTATGGATTGAATATCTTTTCTACTTATTTGTATTGTCATTTTTTTATATACCAAGATGGATAACGAGACCAAGGGTTCTTTTTATTTTCGAATTCGTATACGACTACTCTCTTATCTACTGACTTAGCAAAGTTGTTTATAGAGTCTACATTCTTTGGCCACTTGTGCGGGGAGTAGTCGTCTCCTGAGTAAATTCCGCCAGTTTTAAGCTTTGGCCACCAATCTGCTAATGTTTGACCCTCTTCTTGGCCTGTATGAGCATACCCGTCTATATAGATAAAGTCAAAGAAGTTATCTTCAAACAGTTCGAGTGCTTCATCAAATCTCATTCTAAGTATTTCTACATTATCGTACTTTGATAAAAGATTTTTAGTATTTTCATACTGAGTATCATTATGCCCTCTATCACCTGCCCAGGCATCTACACAGTACCAACGAGATACCTGAATAGTAGATAAAACCCTATCTGAAAAATAACCTTCTGCTACTCCAAGTTCTATTCCAATAGGGTTATATCCTGCTATTCGAACAATATCTTCTCTGCTAATCATATTTACTTACTTTTTGCGTACGCTTGAGTTCCAAAAAATGCAGCTACTATTGCTGCGACTGATACGAAATATGTTGCTGCCATATCTCCTAAAATTTCTGCTGCTTGACTATGATGTGTCCATTCTGCAAAGATTACACAAGCAGGATAAAGTAACATACCAAACA